ATTTCATTTGGTTGATATGACTATAAATCGAGACAAGTACCGGGTATAAATTCCAGTTTGTAGGGCAGAAAAACCTACCCTGCTTACCCTTTCACCGCATTTCTCGTCATCCTATAAATCTCCAGCCGTGACAGTGCTTTCGGACTATTGTTGGTCTGATTCACTGTGCGGCTGTTGTCATTGTAGTAGTTATTTACCACCGAGCCGTTTGCATCACGGCTCAAAACCGCACCGGAAATGCCGTCAAGCTGATACTGCAAATCGGAATCCATGGTCAGCTTCATTGCCTGTGCCACACCGCTTACAGCCTTTTCCACATACTTCTTGCTCTTGTCGATACCGTCTGCCAGTCCTTTCATAAAGTCCGGCATCCAACTCTCGTAATCTGTCAGAGGACCTTTGTCCGGGACGGAGAAGTGCAGGAAATCCCGAATGGTATCGGCAACATTGGTGACGCAGTCCGCCAGCCAGCCGATGGCACTCTGAATGCCATCAATGATTCCCTGAATGATGTCCCGTCCCCAGTTCCAGGCATCCGAAGCCAGTCCCTTGATATAT